GCTTTAGGTACGGTAACTCCAGAAGCTGATGCAAAAGTTTCTTTAACTGGAGCAAGTGCTACTTTAGGCAATGTTTCTGTATTGATTGACGCAGAAGCTACCATTATTATTAGCTCAGGTTTAGCAGGAACAAGTGCGTTAGGAACAACAACAACTAGAACTGTCAATGTTGTTAGGATATCAACAGTTCAACAGGCTTTTGGAGAATGCCCACTTACATTAACACCAAGAGCAGGAGCAACCGTGACTTTAACAACAGGCGTTTCTGCAACGGCAAGTGTTGGGACTTTAAATATATGGCAGTTAATTGATGACTCACAAAATCCAAACTGGACTGAAATTGCAGCTTAATTTAATATACAATAATCAATTTAACATGGCATAATAAATGCTCAGAGGTAAAAAATGGCAACTTATGTAAATGATCTAAGACTCAAAGAAATCGCTACTGGGGATGAATCGGGGACTTGGGGAACAAGCACTAACACCAATTTAGAACTTATTGGTGATGCTTTTGGTTATGGAACAGAAGCCATAACAACTAACGCAGACACTCATGCAACAACAATAGCAGACGGATCAGCAGATGCAGGTCGAGCTTTGTTTTTAAAATATACTGGAACTTTAGACTCAACTTGCACTATTACAATTGGACCAAATACAGTTTCAAAGGTATGGATTATAGAAAATGCTACCAGTGGTTCTCAAAACATAATTATTAAACAAGGCTCAGGAGCTACAGTAACCATTCCAAATGGAATGACATCTGTAATTTATTCTGATGGAGCAGGTTCAGGCGGAGCCATGATAGACGCTTTAACAGATTTAAATGTTGCATCTTCACTTAGTATAGGTGGTTCAGGTGTGGCTACAACAGGTAAAGCTATAGCAATGGCTTTGGTTTTCGGATAAAATTAGGACAATATTATGGCAAATCCAAATTTAGTAAATGTAACTTCGATATACGCTAACAGTATAAATGGAGCTTTAACAACTACAGTAACAACTGATTTATTAACTTGTGCAAGTAACAAGCTAATAAAAATTAATAGCATTATTGTTGCAAATATTGACGGTACAAATGCCGCAAGCGTAACAATGGGTGTTATTAAAAGCGGTGGTTCAGTAGTTTTATTTGCTTCTACTATCTCTGTTCCTGCGGATGCTACTTTGGTTCTTATTGATAAGAACTCAGGCATCTATCTTGAAGAAGGAGATATCTTAGAGGGTGGTGCAAGTGCTAACTCAGACTTAACTTACACCATTAACTACGAAGAACTAGATGACGCATAAGGAGTACAAATATGGCTCATTTTGCAGAACTTAATAACAGCAACGAAGTATTACGAGTAGTAGTAATATCCAACGAGGATGTAAATGCTAATGGCGGAGATTTATCCGTTCAAGCAGAAGAATTTGTAGCAACTTTAGTGCCACATCAAAGTGGTGGCAATCAATGGAAACAAACTTCATACAATAATAGTTTTAGAAAACAATACGCAGGCACGGGTTTTACCTACGATGCCACTAAAGATAAATTTGTATCTCCTCAACCTTATTCTTCTTGGTCGTTAGATGATAACGATGATTGGCAAGCACCAGTTCCTTACCCAACAATCAAAGAAATAAACAGTTTACCAGTTTCTATATTTTGGGATGAATCCAATTTAAGATGGAAAGGACAAACTTTTGATACCACAACTAATCCTTGGACTGAAACCGACTATATATGGGATGCTTCCAGTAGAGCTTGGAATGAGGTCTAGGTATGGCTAGTTCTAATGGCGGAGTAGTTGGTGTAGATAATCCCCCTGTTGCACAACCAGCAGTTATAACAACCTTTAATGCAAGTGCTAATCTAACCACAGCACCATACACAACATCAGTACAATATGTAATTGTTGCAGGTGGAGGTGCAGGTGGTGCAAACGGAAATGGATCAGGCGGTGGCGGAGCAGGTGGCTATCGTTCATCAGTTCCTGGCGAAGCATCAGGTGGCGGAGCATCCGCAGAATCTTTAAGTCCAGTTTCAGGAGCTACAGTTTATCCAGTTGTTGTTGGAGCAGGAGGAGCAGGAACAACATCTGATGGAGCAAGAGGTTCAGTTTCAAGTTTTAATGGTGTAGTCTCTACTGGAGGTGGTGGCGGAAGTTTTGTTGGTCCCGAAAAACCAGGAGGCTCAGGAGCAGGTGCTTCGTATTCAACAGGCGGTGGATCAGGAACTTCAGGTCAAGGCTATCCAGGTGGTGCATCATACTATAATGGTGGTGACAACAATGGAGGCGGTGGTGGTGGCGGAGCAAGTGAAGCAGGAACAAGTAATCCTGGATATGGAGGACCTGGATTATCACCACCACAAAGCGGATATCCTGGTGGAGATGGCGTAGCTTCTTCTATTACTGGCTCACCTGTAACAAGAGCAGGTGGCGGTGGAAGTACAGGAAGATTTACTAACAACGGAAATCCAGGGCAAGGTGGAGCAGGTGGCGGAGGCGATGGAGCTGAACCAGTCTCAGGAACAGCAGGTGCAGGAACTGCCAATACTGGCGGTGGCGGTGGTGGAGAAGATGGTGCTGACGGAAGCGGAACTGGAGGTAACGGTGGTTCAGGTGTAGTTATCATTAAAGAACCTGATGCAGGATACAAAGTATCAGGAATATGGGATATGAACGCTCTTTACGATAATGTAAAAGCAGGAACATGGACAAGTTAAAATGCCTAGATTAGTCGGAGCAACACAAACCGTTACAACAAATGCTGCACAAGTAACAACATTTAATTCAAGCGGAACATTTGCACCAGTAACACCTACCTTTGATGCTCTAGTAATAGCAGGAGGAGGCGGTGGTGGCGTTGAAAGTGTTTCTGTAGGTGTCGGTGGTGGAGGCGGAGCAGTTGGCTTTAGAGAAGTTACAGGCATTTCATCTCCAGGTTCACCAACACCAGTTACAGTTGGAGCAGGTGGTTCAGGCGCACCAAATACAGGTGCTGCTGGATCAAATGGAGCTGACTCCGTAGTTGGTAGTGTTACCTCAACAGGTGGAGGCGGAGGCGGTGGTGCGCCAGGAGGCAGAGCAGGAAATACAGGCGGTTCTGGTGGAGGAACTGCTTTAGCTAATCAATGGCTACCCGAGTACAACGACTCATCTACACCCACAAATGGTAATACACCCCCTACATCACCAGCACAAGGAAATCCTGGTGGTAATAGAATGAATGGTGGATCAAATGTTTCAGGCGGTGGAGGCGGAGCAGGAAGTGCAGGTCAAATTGGTGGAACTGCAACCAGTCCATCAGCCCCAGGAGCATCGGGAGTAGGAACAGGTGGAAATGGTTCACCCTCAACTATCTCAGGATCAGATGTAACTTACGCAGGTGGCGGTGGTGCTGCTGCTCAAGGCATACCACAACCACAAGGCGGTCCTGGTGGTGGCGGAAATGGTGGTTTATATACTCCATCGGGTGCTAATGGAACTGCTGGAGCAACCAATAAAGGTGGCGGTGGTGGTGGTGGAACTAATCAACCTGGAACTGGAGCATCAGGAGCAGGTGGATCAGGAGTCGTTATTATTAAAGAACCAGCTTTTAAAACAGCATCAAGCTGTTGGGATATAAGACAAGTCTTTAGGCAAATAAAAGCCGATGACTGGACAAGCTAACAACAACCTATCTTTTAAAACACATCTAAACTATACTGATCTCTTAAGAGAGAGAAGATGAATCTAAAATGGTATTATTGGTATTTTCAATCAGTCATCCCTGAGAGAATATGTGATGAGATTGTTCGATATGGTAAAGAACAAGAAAAACAAATAGCACTCACAGGTCATGCTAATAGAGACAATCTAACCAAACTAGAACTAAAAAACATTCAAAAGAAACGCAAGTCTGATGTTGTATGGATGTCAGAAAGATGGATATACAACGAAATACAACCTTACATACACCAAGCTAATTACAACGCAGGTTGGAATTTTGATTGGGATTGGTCAGAAGAGTGTCAATTTACTGAATACAAAAAAGGTCAGTTTTACGATTGGCATTGTGATTCATGTGAAGATCTTTACGACAGTCCTGAAAATTTAAATGTACATGGAAAATTAAGAAAACTCAGTATGACTGTATCACTAACTGACCCCGAAGAATACGAAGGTGGTGATTTAGAGTTTGATTTTAGAAACACAGACCAAGGCTCACAACCAAGAATATGTGAAGAAATTAGAAAAAAGGGTAGTGTAATTGTTTTCCCATCTTTTGTTTGGCATAGAGTCAAACCTGTTACCAAAGGAATACGACACTCCTTAGTGTGTTGGAATTTAGGATACCCATTTAGATGAGCTTTAAGAAAAATAAATACCAAGTAATTAAAGGTGCTATATCAACAGAGTTAGCAGATTTTTGTTATCAATACTTTTTAAATAAAAGAGCAGTAGCAAGACATTTGTTTGATGATAAGTTTTTATCTCCATATACAACATATTTTGGAGTATGGAATGATGCACAGATACCTGAAACTTATTCACATTACGCAGATATAGTAATGGAAACTTTATTGCAAAGAGTTAAACCTGTTATGGAAGAACAATCAGGAGTTAAACTGACTGAAACTTATTCATACGCAAGAATCTATAAAAAAGGTGATGAGTTAAAAAGACATAAAGATAGATACTCTTGCGAGATATCTACCACTATGAATTTAGGTGGTGATGATTGGTCAATCTTTTTAGAGCCATCAGGTGAAGAGGGCAAAGGTGGTATAGAGGTCAAACTAAAAGCAGGCGATATGCTTATGTATCGTGGTTGTGAATTAGAGCATTGGAGAGAACCTTTTGAAGGTAATACTTGCGGACAAGTATTTCTTCAATATAACCATGTAAATGGTCCTTTTGCTAGTAAAAATAAATTTGATGGTAGACCATTATTAGGAGTACCAAAACTAAAATGAATTCAAAAC